TTTTCTAGTTCTTGATAACCAGTTTGCAACTCTTTGGCTTTACTTTGAGCATCCTTAATCCTATTTAAACGAAAGTCTTCTTCTATATTTTGAGTACATGTAGGGCATGTTACATTTTCACTAAAGAACCTATGTTCCTTAGTAATTGTTGCTACTTTATTGGATAATTTTCCTTTTAGATTGTTTAACTTTCTTAACTTTTTATCTGCACCTGTAACCTTTTCTTGATCTTCTATAAGACCACTTACCTCAAGTTCTAACTCTTCATTACTGTTTACACAGTTATCAGATTCTATGATTAATTGATTAATCTTTTCTTTCTTACTCTTAATATCCTCTTTACTGCGATTTTCTATCTCTGTAATAAATTTTTCCTGCATTTTTATTTTATCTTGCAGGTTTTCTCTTTTTAATTTAAGGGATCTAACTTGTTCTTTTTTGATTCTGATTTTATCTTTCAAAAGATTATTCATGAATGAAAAGATACGTATGTCCAGAAGATCCTCTATGACTTCCCTTCGATTAGGTGCATTCAATTGCATGAAAGGAACAAAGGTGCTACTTCCAAGAATTACTATCTGTGTAAATGACTTATAATTTACTTTCAGAATATTATCTTCAAGTATTCTCTGATTAGATCGATCATCAGCCTGTCGATGTAGAGGAGAACCATTGACCTCTATATCAAATGTATTAGGTCTGATGCCTCTTCGTACTACATAGTCTCTTGCATTTACATCAAACTCTAATTCAACTAGACACTCTCTTTCATTTACAGTGTTTACCAATTGAGACTTATTAATCTTACGAAATGGTTTGTTGAACAAAACAAATGTCAGTGCATCTAATAAAGTGCTCTTTCCAGAACCATTATGACCAATTATTAAGTTTGTATTTTTTTCTAGAAAATTAATCTCTGTCCAGTGATCTCCGGTTGAGAGAAAATTTTTCCATCTAATCTTCTTGAACTTTATCATTACTAGGTGGAATCACAAGGTCATCAGGTGTGATGACAGCATACTTATAATTATACATCCTACAGGTCTTTATGGCAAGTTCATCTTCAACTTCTACAACTTCCATGTTACTATGACCATCTGTTTCAAGCATCAAACCATATCTCTCTGCATCATCCTCCTCTTCAAATAGAAATAAAACCCTATCCCCTTGCTTATCAGCAACAGCATATGCTCCATCCGCTTTACGGTGTTTGAGTGTTAATAGAAACATTACTCTACCTCGCAGGCTTGTTTGTACAGGTCACGGAAAATACCTTTCACAACTCCTCTATCAAACTCAATCTCTGCTTCATCAATGTAACGATTTAAGATTGAGATTGTATTTTCATCTTCATCAATATCGAAATCTTCATTCTCAACGATTGCAAAGTTCTCTACAATCTTTAAGTCTTGAACTCCTGCACGATATAACTTGTCAATAAATTTTTGGAATTCTTTTGGACTAGACTTTTTACGAACAATAACTTTTACAATTTTATTCTCATATTCAGTAGTATTAAACAACTGATGATTAGTATCTTCATAATACACGTTATAGAATAATTTATAAGGATTATTAATTGAAGTATGTTCAAGAGTATCTGTATCAAATAAAGTGAACCCTCTTGGATCGTTTACATCATTCCAAAACATCTCATATGGATTACCTAAGTAAAATATTCTACCATCATCAGATCTTGTATGATAGTGTCCAGAATATACCTTATCAAACTTATTAAAGGCATCTATTTTCATACCATCTTCCATGACATGACCACGATGTGCTCTAAATCCATTCAACTCTAAGTGACCCATAACGACCTTAGATTTAGATTTTTTCATCATGAATAAACTTTCATCAAAATTATCAGTGCTTATCCAAGGTAAAAGAAGAATATCTAATCCATCAATATTAATATCAGTTGCTTTTGAATATGTCTTAATATTACTGTAATCATTTAATAATAACTCTGGAGAGTTAATTTCATTTGTATTCTTGTAATAACAATCATGATTACCTGTAATAGCATGAACCTTATACTTCTTCATAGGTTCAAATACAACTCTCTTGGCCCATTCAAGACTATAGTAATCAATTGACTTTCGACTATCAAATACATCACCCATATGAATGATGGTATCTATTCCTTCTGCTTCTAATGATGGAAAGAATATATTCTTATAGAATAACTCAAAATAATCATGCAAATGCTTTGACCCTTTACGAGCACCGTAATGGGTATCAGTTATAATGGCAAGTTTCATCTATTTTTCTTCTGTGCAATATTGTCTTTAATTGTATTATACTCAGACATCGCTCCTGTCAATGCACCACCTTCATCAACGTGCATAACCTCGTCAAATCCTGTTTTCTCAATAATCTTATTCTTTATATCTAATTGCTTCTTCTCTTTCTGTATACGTCTTAGAAAGGCATAGTGTATGATTTGGGTAAAGTATGCAAAAGGGTTACGAGACTTCTCAGGATCGAAATTATGAATGTATTGAACACAGTTCTCAATGCCATCAGATATCATGTCATCACGAAACATATAGTTTACGAAGTTTGGCTTATATGATAAGTGTGTAGCAATCTTTAAAAAACAAGAACCAAGATAGTTTGTAATGCGTGGTTTCGGTAATCCTTTCTCCTCTGCTATAGCAACCTTCTCTCTATAAACAATTAATGCCTCTAGCAGTTCTTTGTTATTTACATAATGCTCTGACTTCTTCTTCGGCATGTATTTTACCTAACTGATACTATTATACCATAATTTATTTTATTGACAAGTTACGTAAATTATTTCAGTTTCGTGACGTGACAAGGTGACAGACTTGACAAGACCCTCCGATCTATGTACAATAACTCTGTAAGGGTTGAAAGGGAAGCTATTACTCTTTAGTATTTTCTTTAAATAGCTTCTCCAGCGATTCTCTTTTTTGTTCAACGCTAGAAATATATCCGAGTTGCGGATTCAAATCAACTTTACCATCTGCTCTAGGAAATACTGTTCCGTTTTTCTCTTCTTCATTTTCTTCTACATATTGCTTGTATATACCAATTAATTTTTTATCTTTACATTCAGTCATTGTAATGACCTTATCCATTTTCATTACAAACATATCCTCATCAGTCATATCCATCCAAGGAGTTACCTTGATATAATTGAGTTGACTTCCCATATTATTAAGAGTTTTCATCTTAATAGGAGTGTGTAGAATCAATATAGGTTCATCATCAGTTTCATCCACGCAAACGAGTGCGAAGATCTCCTCTCCGGAAACAAGTTTAAGAATACTGTAGAATTCGTCTCCCATTTTATTTTTTGAGTGGAATTGAGATGATGTCATAATTAAAGTTTTCTTCGTTGTAGATTTTGATTCTCTCTACAAGATGATTCAAAGTGTAGTTTCTTCTTGATTTATATGATATGTCATCAGCTATATCATATAATGTTGCCTTTGTTTTGTTGTTTCCTTTACGGAGAACCCTACCTATTGATTGTAAATTTCGTATTCTAGATTTTGATGGGGAAGCAAATATGACATTATGTAAGTTTTTAATGTTAATTCCTGTTGAAAAAGTTCCGTAGGATGCGATGATAATCGCATTGTTTTGAGTTTCTGTGATCTCTCTAACTTTTTCACGTTCCTCCGCTGCTACTCCACCGTGTACAAAGAATACTTCACGCTGTTCTAGTACATTACTATTTATCATGTCGTATATAACTCTTCCGTGACCTTCAACTCTGGCATAAAGTATCAGAGTATTTCCCTTAAGATCCAGTGCTAAGTTCCTGATAAACTTATTTCTCTGATCATGATTGATAATATATTGCACTTCGTCCTCAAATACTTCAAATTTTTGTGCTTTATGTTTGAGCAATAGTACATTTATGTCAAGTTTTGCAACATGACCTTTCTTCATAAGTTCATCAGTCTTAATAATTTTATATGAAGGCCCAAATAAACCCTCTAAAACCCACTTATGTGTCTGCGTTCCATCCAGTGTTCCGGTAAATCCAAACCGATGTTTGGCCTTGTGAAGTTTAGTCATTATAGATATTAATGACTTTGATTTAAACTGGTGAGCCTCATCCCCAATTACAACAGAGAATCGCTCAAAATACTTTCTGGGGAGTTTGTAGATTGATTGCCACGT